TTTCCTCTAGGAAGTCTAGGTCACTTACAGCTTTAGACCATTGGGATACTGCACCTGCCATACCACTGATTTCACGGCCTACAGCTACAGCTTTCTTGATACCATTGTAAGCTGTAGTAGCCGCTGCCATAGCTGTAAATGGATCAATCATTATCGTCTACAAGATTGCTGTGTTCACGGTTGATATACTTAAGTTCATTTTCAACAAGAGCCACACGTTGCTGTAGTTCAGTGATCCTTGAGATAGTACGAGTTAAAGCGTCTAACTCATCCCAGAGTTCTTCTATCTCTGACCAAGAGTACTGCAACTCCATCTTGTTGTCTAAGACATCACGCTTAAGATTGACGTTATCTTCTATAGCCATACGTGAGCCAAGCTGACTAACAGTCTCCTCTAAGCTTGCAATAGTTGCAGCCTGTTGAGACACCCACCAGACACCTGCAGCAAGTTGAGCAGCCATAGCTACAACAAGAGCAATAGGGAGTTTTACCTTGTCCATACCTCTACTCACTTATACTTAATCTCAATAGGGCAGTTGTATGTGTAGCTTACCCTGTATACTCTGTCGTACCACAAGCCATTCTTCTTAAGGCCACAGTCGTAGTAACAGTATTGGAACAACTGGTTGCCGCCCTGTGTCCAAGCATGATTGAACGAAACAAACGCAAGGACACAGAGCATAGTGTTAGTTTACGACTTCTGCATCTTCTACTTCTTCTGGGTTCTCCAGAGAATCAGCCAGTGGATTACCCGCTGCGATTAGGTTTGCTAAGTCTCTTACTTTAGTCATTGTGTGTTATCCTTTATCTTCACGTAAGAGACTAGCCGCTACTCATCTTCTAGCCAAATAGCCAACCTAACATTGACATACTTTGCACTATTATTGGCTGTATCCGCAGCAGCAGCTAACTTCAAAACCTCACCAGCCTTCATATAGAAAGATGAAGGACCAAAACAGGCACCACCGTAAGAAGCGACACTCTGCCAATAGCCCTCACCACCTACACTCGTATTGATGTTTGACTCTACGATTCCTCCTGAAACCCAGGTCCTAGGCTGTGCGTTCATAGGGGCGTAGTAACGAATGGTGCTAGTACCATTCTCTGCTTCGTTCATACCGCCAGATTCTATAGGGTTGTACCAACTAATAGTAGCTGTGTTGGTATCATCGCCAGCATACCAACCAAACATGTGCTTACGGTGAACGTTTGTACCATCAGAGAAGAGAATAAAAGTACCTTCTCTGAAGTACGTACCAGCCGCACTGTTTGAAATGTTGACACTGTCCATTTTAATCCTAGCTATCTTACCGCTAGGTACAGTATAAACGCTACTAGGGGTAATGTAATTTGTGCCGCCGGTGCTAGTGGTGTACTCTTGGTCTACGAATGTAAAAGTTGTCATTGTTTCTATCCTTTACTGAAACAAGTTGCCATCGAACAAAGCGCCGCCTGTAGCGACTGCCGCCCAGCTTGCATCTGTCCCGTCTGTTGTAAGGTAAAACCCTGCATTACCTGTCTGCGAAGGCAGTCCAGCCCCCGCTGTACTAAGAGCCGTAACTGTAGCTGCATCTACTGACGCAATGTTACTTAGCTGTCTGCTATCATCTATGACGGTTGTACCGCCTACTTTAATCGCCATCTTCGTGTTCTCCTACTAGGTGATTGTTGCGTTAGAATTGACATTACCGACAACATCCAAGTTGCCACTTGCGTCTAGCTTCATCTTGTTCGTGCCGCCTGTAGCGAAGTATAGGGAGCCGCCGCTTTCCGTGATGGTCCAGTCTCCGAAGTCTACAGCGCCAGTAACTGAGATGCCGCCACTAGAAACGGTTAGGCCGTTGGCAATAGTGACCTGTGAGTTAGTGACCGCCAGACGTTGAGCGCCGCCTGTTACAACTCGCCATGAATTATCTAAATGGAACTGAAGATATGTGTCAGTGTCACCCTCGTGATACAGAGTGCTGCCAAGATACATATTGCTTAAGTTAATCGAACCACCAACGTTTATCCCTGCAAATGTAGGAGTGTTACTTGTATTCAAACTTTGGTTGGCTGTGTATGTAGTGTACCCACTGGGGTTTGACGCATCGTATTTTGCATCCAGCGCAGTCTGCAAGCCATCTACGTTTGAGATAACGTGGTTGTGGCTGTCATCAGCTACCGTGACACTCAAAGTAGCATTACCAAGGTTAGTAAATGTAGCACTACCAGACGCATCGCCAGAGAGCGTCAACGTAGGGTCAGCCGTGGCTGTCGTAGCAATGGACACGTTACCCAAGTTAGTCATTGTGCCAGAGCCAGTAACAGCGCCTGTCAGTGTAACTGTCGGGTCAGATGTAGCTGTAGTAGCAATACTGATATTACCAGATCCATCAAAGTTGGCATTACCTGTAACAGCGCCAGTGACAGCAATATTACGTGTGGTCTCAAGGGCTGTAGCTGTAGCTGCATTACCTGTAGTATCTGCTGCAATAGTAGAGTCAAGGTTAAACGTAGTGCCACTTAAAGTTATATCTGTGCCAGCATTATATACAGCAGTAGAAGCTACCTGTGTAAATGTAATATTAGTTGTACCGAAGGTAATAGTACCCTCAGTGTTCATCACGTATAGTTCACCTGCACCTGCAGCACCTTCTAGTACGAAGAATGCGTCACCCTTACCAAACGAGTTAGGGTCAGATGGGGCATAGCTATCTGTGTCAGTAGAACGGGTCAGTACCCAGTTAGTGCTACCTGAACCTACATTGGTTACAGTGTATACACCGTTCTGTGTAGCGTCTGATTGTTCATAAACCAGCACACGATCATTAACTACCATAGTCACACCATCAATGACTAGTGCAGCTTGTGTACCAGCATTAGTAAGTGTAGCACCTACACCCGCAGTACCGTTGTTATACGTGGCATTGAGGTTGCCCTCTTTTTCAACACGTACTGGATCATGGTAGTGCAAACCTGCAGCAGCAATCGTATCAACGTACTCTTTTGTCGCAGCCCCAAGTGAAGTCGTAGGATCTGCATTCAGGATCAGATTACCTGTCATAGTGCCGCCAGCTTTAGGCAGTGCAGCGTCAGCAGTCAAACCTTGAGCAGCTGTAGCATAGTCTGATGAACTAAATGTTTTTACTTGATCGAGGTTTGTTACCTCGCTATCCATCAATGCGCCTGCAGCAGTAACATTGGCAGTATCAGTTACATCAGCATTAGTTTCAACAGTATCTAACTTACTGCCATCTGCAGATACATCACGTCCATCAACAGTACCAGTAAGAGTTATATTACCTGTACCTGTAATGTTTTGATTGTTTAAATCTAAGTCACCACCTAGCTGTGGTGTAGTATCATCAGCAATCTGCGTAAGAGCATCACCCAAGGTAAACGCTGCAGAGTTCCAAGCAGACCCGGTATAAATTTTCAGAGCATCAAATGTTGTACTCCAGTACAGCGCACCTGTTACTAATGCATCACCGTCATTATCTACAGAGGGGTCAGAAGACTTAGCGCCAAGGTAGCGATCATCGAAATCATCATAAGACGCAGCGGCTGCAGCGGCAGAGTTACCTGCGTTAGTCTCACTGGTTGCAGCATTCGTCTCAGATGTAGCAGCGGCAGCGGCACTAGCAGCTGAACTGGTAGCTGAACCCAAAATGCCATCAACGTAAGTCTTAGTAGTGAGATCAGCGTTGTTAGTAGGTGTATACGTTGTAGTGATCTTGTTAGCGCCCATATCTAGAGCGCCACTGAGAGTACCACCAGACAGATTGAGCTTAGTAGCATCCTGTGTGTCAGTGTACGATTTAGTAGCTGCATCTTGGTTAGCTGTTGGATCACCCAAGCCCGTAACTTTAGATGTACCCATAGCAATAGCACCCGACATGGTTCCACCAGACAGGTTTAGCTTCAGTGCATCTTGTGTATCTACATAACCCTTACGAGTAAGTTCATCATCTGTAGTAGGTGCGGCAGTAGATGTAACTGCATTAGCGCCCATAGTAATGTCGCCAGTCATAGTGCCGCCAGCTAAGTCAAGCTTGGTTGCATCTTGATCGTCTACATAACCCTTACGAGTAAGAGTATCGTCTGTTGCAGGCGTGGCGGTGGATGTAGCTTTATTTGCCCCTAGGGTAACGTCACCCGTCATTGTACCACCAGCAAGAGGTAGCTTAGTCGCAATACTGTTTGTTACAGTAGTAGAGAAGCTAGCATCATCGCCCAGCGCAGCAGCCAGTTCGTTAAGTGTATCAAGGGCAGCAGGAGCAGCATCAATTACGCTGGCAATACTTGTATCGACAAAGCCTTTTGTGGCGGCATCTGAGTCAGCCGAAGGTGTGCCAAGGCCAGTAATTTTACTGCCACCCATAGCGATAGCACCAGACATAGTGCCACCAGATAAGTTGAGCTTTAATGCATCAGCCGTATCAGCGTAGGACTTGCTCACAGCATCAGAAGAGGCGCTGGGCGTACCAAGGCCAGTAACTGTATTACCACCCATAGTGATGTCACCAGACATCGTACCGCCAGCTTTGTCCAGCTTCAGAGCATCCGCTGTGTCTGTGTATATTTTTGTGGCTGCGTGTTGATCTGCTGTAGGATCACTTACATTAAGCAATGCTGTGCTTGTGAAGTCTACAGTGCCATTGACTATAAGGTCATTCAGAGTTGTTGTACCTGAAGAAGCTGTAACATTCCCTGTCAGATCCCCTGTTACATCTCCAGTTACATCACCTGTAAGATTACCTGTTACATTACCTGTGACGTTACCCGTAAGCGCACCACTAAAGCCTGTGTTAGCTGTGATTGTCGTACCTGTTACAGCCTGTGGAGTTGTACCACCAATAACTGAACCATCAATAGTACCGCCGTTAATATCAGCAGTTGCCAGTGTAGCTTGCCCAGATGTCGATACAGTTGTAAAGCTACCAGCAGCAGCACTAGAAGCACCAATAATAGCACCATCTATAGCACCTCCGTTGATGTCTACCGTGGCATGAGTAGAGTTACCTGTAGTGGTAAAGCTGCCTGCAGACATAGCACCTGTGAAGGTAGACGTACCTGTTACATTAAACGTACCACCTACAGATGCGTTACCCGTGGTGTCCATTGTAGTAAAGTCAGCAGCGGCAGGAGTAGTACCTCCGATAACTGTATTATCAATAGTACCACCTGTAATAACTACAGAATCAATATAGCCAATTCCATCAATGTATAAGTCTTTAAACTCAGCACCAGAAGCTCCAAGGTCTATATCGTCATCCGCTACAGGTACAACTGCACCATCCTGAATGCGAAGCTGCTCTGTAGCAACTCCACTAACTTCCGTATAAAAGCTAACTCTGTTATTAGCTGTATCAACAACAACTTTATTAAGAGCATCTACATCAGCAATAAGAGGTACATAACCACCCTCTCCAGTACTTCCATCGTGCTTATGCCCTGTTAGTGATGCAAATGCAGTCTGTACCTGTTGAAATTCATTATGTACTGGAGCAGCTTTAATAACCTGTCCAGCAACGATGTCAGCGGCACTTTGTCTTGTATAACCAGCCATTTAAAGTCTATCTCCTACTCCGAAAGTCACAACTATACCTTGTACGCTGTGCGATGCCTTTGAGTCATTTGTTACGTACCTAAAAGAAACAGATTTACCTGAACCTGAAACATTTACCCTTTGTACCGGAGAAGGGTTACCACTCCATACCGTAGAGCTATCATCATAGAGGGCTTCATTGTAATAAGAAGCCGCATCCTCTGTGGACAAAGAATAGTTTGTAGGGTTTAAAATACTAGTGTCATCGTAGTCATATATTACTGACATAACTATTTCATTTACACCTTCAGACCTTAGATACGTAGAAACAGTGTGTATAATCTTACGTTGTTCAGGATCCTGCATATGAAGAAAAGGTGTTTGATATAGACTTATAATGTTTTCCCCATCAAAATCAGTACCATCTTCCTGTTTATGCACATTACCATTACTGTCACCGTGTATTACATACTCTTCTTTGTCTATATAACCACTATCTGCGCAAGTTGCAGCTATACCTAGCAACTGACCAAACTCAAAGCCCATACCTTGAGGAGTCTGTCTGAGACCCCCAATTAATCCACCTGCATCAGATACATTATAAAAAAGTCTAAACTGTGATTTTTTTCTAATTACAACAGAAGAAACGTCCTCTAAGTCATTATTAAAAATAACGTCTGTGATAAAGGATTGAATGTTTCTAGAGATAGATTCTAGATTAACATCGCCAATCTTACTAGTGCCACTGATAGGACGATAACCGTCTTGTGATAAGAAGTATACGTCACCACCTATCTCAACAACACTATCTGCAGCTAGGCATCCAAGATCATCTGTAACACTCTCTAACACAAAGTTAGCTATGTTGTTACCTACTAACTTTTTGATGTTATTGACACCAAAGATATATAATTGGTCACGAAAAGCTTTAGTAGATACAATAGGGAAGCCTACATTGATAACACCAGAACCCTCTGCAGCAGCAAAACTATTTTCGTTATAGGGAGCGCTAAAATAAAGATTGGTATCCTCACTAGGGTCTCCCGATAGAAACAAGTGGTTCTGGAAGATAGATGCGTTCTTAGGTGCGCTGGGCGCATCTGCGTGTGTAATCTGAGTATAAGTAGTACCATCGTAAGTAGCTGCAGGGTTAATACTATCTGTAATAACTACTTTAGGACTGCCCCAGTTATAACGTCTAAACCGTACCTTAGAAACCCCTGTCATTGTAGGGCTACCTGATGTAGTTACTGCAACCCAAGCTGACGTAGAATCATCCCAGTAGTGAAGGTAGTTGTTGCCACTAGAAGGTGTACGGCAAGCAAGGATACCATCGTTTACACCATTAGCAACACAAACTCCTAATACTTTACCTGTACCAGGGACAGTGCCATAGTAATTACTAAAACCACTAATCTTACGATAGCCACCTGTTACAGCTGGTTCATAGTTTACTAATGATATAGCGGAACCTGGCTGTGTTTCGCCTTGAGACAAAACATCCCTATTGAGGTTTAGTCCACCCTGAGAAAAAAGCTTAAAGGATGCTAGATTATCAGCCATTAGTAACCGCCACTAAAAGAAGATGTACTACCTCGTGTAACTACTGTAGAGCGGATCTCAATGGCATCATCCATCAATACACGGCGCATAGACTTAATTCCATCTTCAAAGTTATTCTGGTGCATGGCTGCGCTCTGCTCGTTGCTACGGAAGCGCATCATAAACATCATTGCACCATCAATAAGTACATGCTTAAAACGATCAGGGATAACAGCCACGTCATTATAAACTGTAAGGTCACTAGGGAAAGACCAGTATACGTACTCAATCTCATACGCAGCGTTA